CCTTCATCTCCTCCGACGACGAGGACTTCAGATGGATTGATGATTACTCTCAAGGTCTGATCCAGCTGGGGCTAGACACAGGAGAGCCAAAGCTTGATGAGTTCTTCAGGTACAAGAAAGAGTTTGTGATTGTCAACGGCCACTCTAACGTAGGTAAGACCACCACCATGCTGTACCTCATTGCCAACTCAGCAGTCAGGCACGACTGGAAGTGGGTGGTGTACTCCTCAGAGAACAGAACCGCATCCGTCAAGATGTCCTTGATGCAGTTTGCCATGGACAAGAAGGTTGCTGACATGACGTTTGGTGAGCGCAAGCAGGCCTACAAGTGGGTGCAGGAGCACTTCACGGTGATCAACAACAATCAAGTGTACAGCTACAGCGACATCGTCCTGTTCATGGAGAAGGTCATGCGGCAGCAGCCAGTGGATGGAATCTTTGTCGACCCATACAACAGCCTCAAGCTGGACATGAAGGGAAGCGGTATTGGTGTTCATGACTACCACTACGAGGCAGCATCGGAGTTCCTCACCTTCAGCAAGGCAAACGAGATAGCCGTGTGGCTGAACTGCCACTCAGGTACCGAGGCTCAACGCCGCAAGGGACCAGACGGATTGCCTGTGGCCCCGTATGCAGAGGACACAGAGGGCGGTGGAAAGTTCGTAAACAGAGCGGATTGCTTCCTTACGATTCACCGAAAGGTTCAAGCAATGGACCATAACATACGGAAAATGAGTGAGATACACGTCCGAAAGGTTCGTGAGGTAGAGACAGGTGGTCAGCCCACACCACTGGAAGACCCGTACTGCCTTGTCATGAATCTTTCACATACGGGGTTCAACACCCGCATAGGACAACGCGCTCTGTTCAAGCCGATTACATTCAAAGAAGAGACTCAGCTGCCGTTCAACTCAGCTTTCTTATCCACAGAAGGTTGAGATCCAAAATTTCTCTTGGTACCTTCGATCTATGAAGAAGAGAACGAAGACTCCTAAGAGACGTTCATCCAAAAAAAAACATCTGGGAAGGTACGCAAGCTCGCTAGAGAAGTATTGTGCTGACCAGCTTAAAGAATACGGGTTAGCTTTCGATTATGAGGAACATCAGTACGTCCTGATGGACAAGTTCCGCTTCCCGAACAAGTACTTTAAGATGACCGCAAAGGGTAAGGAGATGAAGGACCGAACAGGGTCCGTCGTCCTCCCTATCACATACAAGCCTGACTTCGTTGGAAGAGATCATGATTGGATCATTGAGACCAAGGGATACCTACCGTCTCATCATGACTTCCCCATGAGGTGGAAACTTTTTATGCAGTACCTTGTAGGAACCGACTCAAAATCCATTATATTCCTCGCCAAGAATAGTGGTCAAGTCGATCATGCCATTCAAGAAATACTGAAGTCCATCAAGAATGGAGAGATCTGACCTAAGCCAATACTACAACTTAGCCTGCCTCAAGGTTCACGGTCTGATTGACGAGTTGTATGAGTCGCTGCACGACGATGAAGGCAGTCCAGAAACAGGGTATGAATCTGTGATGGATACAGTTCTTCGAATCCGCAAGGGAATGTTTGAAGAGCTCGACCTGATCAAAAGCATTGTCAGAGAGTTCGATGAAGTATCACGAGATTAAGATAACTATTGACATGGTGAGGCGTGCAGAGAGCATGGCCAAGTCCCATGGAAGCAACAGCAACACCATCAAGAAGCGAGAGAGGAGTCGGTTCACTGGTTACTTGGGAGAGGAGATGGTTGCCAAGTTCATCAGCGGGCTTACCCGAGCCAACTGCAAAGACTACGACTTCATCAGATGGGAGGGTAGCGACCACAGCTACTCCATCGATGTAAAGACAAAAGAAAGAACCGTCTCACCCGCTGACAAGTGGAGCGTCCACATCGGAGAGTACGGGAGTCACCAACAGTGCGACACGTACATCTTTGCTCAGGTCAATGAGACGGAAGAAGGATGGAGAGGATGGGTGATTGGATGGATGGACAAGGAGGAGTACTGGAAGACCGCCTTAAAGGTTAAGAAGGGTGATGTGGTAGAGGGCGACGACTGGCCCGAGCACGCAGACGGAAGAAAGATGTACTTCCGAGACCTACATCATTACTGATTTAGAAGTCGCTCATCAGGGCCTCATCGATAGCCTCCTGTACCTCCTCTACCGTAGCCTCCATCGTCATCATGATGTTGGCTTGGAATCTAGTCATCTCCTGCCCATCGTTGAACACCACGATAGTGGGCACCACGACGATCTTGTGTTGTTTCTGAAGGTCTGGAGAAGATACAATGTCGACGCGAGCCGTCTCGCAGTCGTTGAGGCTTTCAATCCAAGGCACGCTGTTCTGCGCATTGAAGCTGGCATTAAATTCAACGACACAAAGGCCTGACTGGCAAACAGAGTTATCGTTTACAGGATTGGCATAGATTGATGCCAACAAGAAGGCAAAGGGTGCATATAGGATTGCCACTAGCTTCATTATTCATTTTCTAAGGTTGTCTATTTTCTCCTCGATTCTCTTGATGTCCTCCTTGATTTCTGCCACGTCGTCTTGAGTTGTCATGATTGTCTGTCGGACCAACTGGTCCTTCATGTCGAACTCCATGCGAGATATCACAGGCTCAGGCGCTTCAGGCAACTCCTTTGCTTCTGCGATGTCAGCCTGCAGAGTAAACCACATGGCTACGATGGTGCCGATGCCAGCGGCTGCCATGCCGATGGTCTTCAGGTCAATCGTTACTTTAGTGTCCTCCCCAATCTGCTGAGCCATATCAAATAATTACATAGTTGAT